TCTGGTAATGCCGTTGAAACCAGCACCCCGGAGAACTTAGCCGAAGCGTTGTCAGATTCCAGGTCATCAACCCCCTGCTCAAGCGCAGCAGCCCAAACCCCTATCCTCGCGTCCGCGCCTAGCCATGGTTGAAGCTCCAGGCATGAGCCGTACACATAGAGGTCAGGAGCGTCCGTTAGGAGCCAGTTGGTAGTATTTGACGTGGAAAGCGCTGGTATGCGCTGGTAGTACGTTAAAACGGCGGTATAAGACCCATCAGGTGGGGGTCTGACCTGCAGATTGCCACCGACAACAGCAAACGACCGTGGCTCACCACCCGAACTTTCTGGATAGTCAGCAAAAATGTTTGCAAGTGAGTCCTGCTTGATCACTTCTACCGGGTCGGTGTTCAGGTAGAAATACTCAGCCGAGAGGAAATCCGTAGGTAAGGCATATACACTCACACCACCCGTAAAGGCGATAGACGTGGATGCTTCCATCTGCCTGACACGAAGGACGCGGTTAAGCCTAACCTCGCATCGGGTTATGGCGCGAGTGACAATACCCTCGATTGTTCCCGTTGATTTGGTCACAGAGTCGGCTAAGTCAGAACGATTAACCTCATCCATGATGGCCGTCTGTAGGTCAAGGTAAGAGGCAAGCGCCACTAGAATTTACCCCCAACAACCTTGAATTTGTTGTAGTCGGGGTTGCTCATAATCTGCTCGAACTTCTTGTGGTCGTAGCCTGAGCCGTCATAGCCACTCTCACGAACAGCGTCATTATAAACATTAATCGGGATACGCCGAACAACTGCGCCGTCCTTACCTGACCAACCGCTCCATTCGTTCGCCTTTTCCACGTTGGCTTGTAGAATCTCATCAACGCTAGACTTAGGCATAGTCTCAAGAAAGCGAATCTTGTCTCCCTCTTTACGCATATAAACCTCTAGGCCAGATGAATCATCGTAAGACAACAAAGACCAATCGCCATTAGCGTATGCCTTTGCGTGTGCCTGTTCTTCTGCACTTAAGGGAACCATACAACCCCGCAAAAAATAAGAGGAAAGGGGGGACCGAGTTGCCCCGGTCCCCAGTTCCTAGTGCTTAGACAACACCCAAGACCGCCGCGTGGGCGCTTGGTGCGCATACTTCAAGCACATATTGCGCTCGAATTACCGCTCTGTCAGAGAGACCGATTTTGGCCAACTCTTGCACTTCGATGTTTTGCAGCATCCCAACCCGGACCTTGGTCTTATCAATCAAGTAGATTGTGGATCCAAGGAATGAGTCGGCAGATCGTGCCATCTGTCGGTTAGGTAGTACATCCACCGTCCCGAAGTCGGACAACCACTGCTCTACAGTTCCAACCGCAACCGCGCCCTTACCTTTACCTGTGAGGTTGTAGCGAACCTCGGCAGTTGAAGGCGTTGAGCTGAGGGAGAGGGTGGAGAAAGTGGTTTTCAATGCAGGAGGAAGCATCATGACGGTAGGAGATCCACCAGCTACATAAGCAAGCTGTTGAGCAGAAGCTAACATATTGTATGTAAGCGCAGTTGAACTACTTGCCGTGGATGTATCCGCACCCGTACCAGCCGAAGCGGTACCGTTTGCGACGTTAAGCAACCAAGCGCCCAGACCGGCAGTAACACGTGCTGTTGCGGTGGAACCCGCATCTTTAGCAACATTTTTCAGGAGTGAAAACTCAATGTCTGTTTTCAGTTCCTTGCCGCGTTTGATGACTTGGTGATCATACTCATTGCCGCGACCATAAGCTGAGATAGCCGAGGATGTTTCGGTAACAGCCAAACTCTTGAAACTGATCTGAGTCTGGTTGTTGAGCATAGTCGTTGGAGTGGTGGTTGAGGGCGTAACGTCGGCGCCTTCAAGCTGTGCGTTGGCAACAGGCACGTCAAGCGTCTCTGTCTGCCATTGGTACAGCGTAGCAATTGCCTTAAACTTCGGAGTCATCGAATAGAAAGGCGTTTCCGCAGGGGAAATGTTCGTGATTAGATCGGAAACATCTTCTTTGCCGCCGACCTGGGTATAGGTTGAAAAGCCGTTTGTCGTGATAGCCATGGTTAAATACCTCTATTGGTTAAGAGGCGCGGCGCAAACTTCCTAGAGCTGCCAACGCGTCCTCATCAGTTCCGGTTTTGCGGGCCTGAGCAAACGCGTCGCGTGTTGGTCGAACGGCTTTCACAGTGCTACTTGATCCCGGCTTCAAAGGTTTTGGTTTGCTAACCATCTTCTTCTTGACCGAGGGAGCCTTACTCTGAAGGGCATCGTACTTGCGTGCTTTATCAAGTATGACAAAAACATTGGGGTCGGTGTTCTGTGCTAAGTCCCGCGTTGGAATCCCGTAGGTGTCTTCCGCATACTTAGCAACAGATAGTAAACCGGCCTCTAGTTTCTTGGGGTCCGTCCATGCAGGGTCATAAGTTCCCGCCATCAACTCGCCTCGTGCCGCAGCAACGGCTTGCTTATGTTGCTGGTCTCTCTGTGCCTGGACAGCTTGAACCGCGCTCTCACGCGATGTTTTCTGTGCGTTCCACGCCATTTGAGACTTCATAACCTGGTCGGCGCCGTATTCATCAATAAGGGCGTTCCAGTCTGGCTCTTGGGTAGCTTGTTGCTCTAAGTCATTAACCAACGCTTCTAAGCGTCTAGTCGTGGCCGCGATTTGTTCACCAGCAATCCGACGCTCTTCTGCAAGCGCCATAGCCTTTTTGGTGTAATCGGACTCTCTGAGGTATCCACGCTTGGCCTCTTCCGAGGTGACTGTAGAGCCGTCAGCAAGGGTAACTGAATCATCTTCAGTCTCTTGCTCGTCAGGCTCCAAGTTCTCGTCTTGGTCATCTTGGACTTCAGTCTCTTCGCTCTCTTCCGGCGAAGATTCGGCATCGTCTTCTTCTACTTCTTCGACTTCTTCGACATCTTCCGGCTCAGGGCGTACCATTTTCGCCAAAGCAGCAATGCCTTGGTCCTCATCCATTGGTTCGAGGTCGTGTATGGTTCTCTCTGTAGCTGGGCGTGCAGTCAAGTTTGGTTATCCTTCTCGGGCGTAGGCAGGAAGCCTGAACACGTTTTCAGGTTCGGTATCCGCAATCTCTTTAGCCAAGGCAGCACCAATTTCAAAGGTCCGCTCAATCTGCGTCTTAACAACGTCGATCTGCCTCAAAGCCTCAATGAACTTATAGCGCTCGATATCGTGTTCAGGTCCAAGGGCCATAGCCTTGGCTAAGTACGCTTCCCGCAGGGTGGCGAAAGCCTCATCCCACAGGGGGTTATCAATTAATTGACCGGCAATAACGGCGCGCTCGTCAGGTGTCATGCGACATTATTGCCACTATAGAGACAGATTTGCAACACTTATCTCACAATAAGGCTGATAATTAGTTTTAGGCCGTTTCTGATAGATACCAGCTAATCTCCAAACAAATCCAAATAAATCCATTGAAATCCACTACAAGATGGGGGTGTGAAATCAAAGCGGGTAAGGATTTAACTATGCCAATAATTGGGGTAGTTAAATCCTTAAGAAATATGGCTGTATTCTGCGGTTTGTTGCAGGTAAAAAGAAACCCCGGAGCGCTGGCAGGCGCATCCGAGGCCATTTTTGTCCAGTCCCTCACAAGGATAAGACAATGAACGGGTATTATACCATAAGTCAGGTTGCTTACAACAAGAACAGGACTGTCAGTGCATCCTCATCAATCTACACAATCACCTGTTGGGGCTGAGATATGACAGATGCAAGGTTACTCATAGCCTGAGCCATGGCACTCTCGACCCTCTCCCTGCCCTGCACTGCTCCCTCACCCTGCATAGCAACGGTTAATGCTGTAATCCCGGCCAGTTCGATCTTGGTCTGAGCGGCCAAGGCGTCAGCGTCACGCTTGCGGGCGTCCTCTAGCAACATAGCCTCACGACGAAGCGCTATGTCATAGTCAGCACTCTGGCCCGTGTTCTGGCCCTGTGAGGCGTAGAACTTCTCCTTCTCAAACTCCAACTTGGCAACGTCCAGTTCGTAATACTTCAGAGCCTTGATGTCCGCACTCTCTTGCTTCTGAGACTCAATCATCTGCTTGGTTTGGTTGTCTTGCTGTGCTTCGGCATCGCGCTGTTGAGCCTTCATCTTCTCAGTCTCAGCAAAGAGAACTGTGTCAGGATTGGGCTGAGGCGGTGGTGATTCAGGGGGTTGATAGTCCTCATCGACAAGCGAGAAATACTTATCGGGTGTTCTAAATCCTGCCGCGTAGATTGTATCCTGCAACGTGTTCGAGATTTGGTGTGCATTAACAAACGGGTTTTCATCACCCAAGGCTGCCACAATCTTCTCTTGCGTGGCCATAATGAAGCTGAGGGTCGCCATGTCACGTTCTCTTGAACCCGTCCCCAAGCCTGTATTGATCGTCACAGACCAGTCATCGACGCTCACCCACTCAGAAGGGTCAACCATGACAATCTTCCCGCCAATACGAACCCGGCGCGGGTAGTCTTGGAACTGCCGTAGAATGTTAAGCGTGTTGCGGAATAGCTGAGTCATGCCGCCATTTGCCCATATCCGGGCCATTGTCTCTACTTTAGTAGATGAAGCTGTCTCGGCAATCTTGGCAGCTGTGGCGGTTTGGTTGTTCAAAGCATCGGGGTCTAGCGCCATGCTCGACCGGCTCATGCCTGTGCGCTTCTCAGCCTCTTGGTCCTGATATTCCAGCATCGGAAAGGACTTCTCGGCAAAGAACGGGATGGAGTCCGTATAGACTGCCTCGCCCGGCATACCGTTCGTCAGCACAACACCGCCAGGGATAGCGTTGATAACAGCCTCTAAGCCGCCAGGTTCTAGCTTGGCCTTGTTAACAAACCGCTGCGGCGTGTTGGTCAGATATAGGTTGTCCATGGTCTGCCGAAGGATGGCGGTCTTGGCCTGTTGGATTGGGACAAGGTCATCGCCTGGGCAGCGACCGAACACTGTATGTGGAATAGGCTTAGGGCAGAACGTGGCGAACGCAACCTGATGAGCGTACTCCTCAATCTCAAGTAGCTCGATGGCTTCCGTATTGCCAGCCGCTACGAAGTACCACTCTTTCAACCCTTTGCCGTCATAGTTACACTTCAGGATGCCCTGATGAATAGCTATCTTG